ACCTGTCCGACGACACGTACGCCGCGCTGCTGCCCACCATCAGCTCCAGTCCCACAGGGAACCCGCAGCAGATCCTCACCGGAACGCCGCCGGGTGACGGCACCCGCGGCGAGGTCTTCACTCGGGCCAGGGCCGGTGCGGTGGCCGGCACCAGCTCCCGGCTCTGCTGGATGGAGTGGTCCGCCGGCCCGCAGCCTGGCTTGGATGACCCCGCGGCGTGGGCTGAGGCGAACCCTGCACTGGGGATGCGGCCCAACGCGGTGCAGTGGGATGCCATCAAGGACGAGCGCGAGGCGATGGATGACATCACGTTCGCCCGTGAGCGGCTCGGCGTATGGGAAGGTGCCGGCACCTCCGCGGTCATCGACGCGGACGTCTGGCAGGCACTCGGAGACCGCTCGAGCGCCCCGACGGACCCGGTCGCCCTGGCGATCGACGTCGCTCCGGACCACAGCAAGGCGACGATCGCGGTCGCGGCGCGGCGCTCGGACAAGCTCTTCCACGTGGAGATCATCGAGGCGCGCGCCGGCACGGGCTGGGTGCCGGACCGTCTCGCTGAGATCGCGGCCAAGCAGAACCCGTGCGCCACAGTCGTTGACCCCGGCGGTCCGGCCGGCTCGCTCCTCGCGGCGCTGGACACGGTCGGTGTGGCGACGCTGCGGGTCAGCGGCCGGGAGTACGCGCAGGCGTGCGGCGCGTTCCTCACAGCGGTGGCCGACGGCAAGCTGCGCCACCAGCTGGACCCGCGGCTGACCACCGCGGTGGACGCCGGACGGAAGCGACCGCTCGGCGACGCGTGGGCCTGGCACCGCCGCGACGCGGGGACGGACTTGACCCCGCTGGTGGCGGTGACGCTGGCGCTGCACGGGCTGGCGGTCAAGGGCAACGCGCGGAAGTCGCGTGGCGTCTTCGGGTTCTAGCCTTCTTCTTCTTCTTCTTCTTCTTCTGCAGCTGCCTTCATACCGCGCAGCGTGGGGCCAGCGTCCACCCGCTCGCCGTTGATGTCCTCGCGCCAGAGCACCCAGAGCATGTACTCGTGCTCTTCGCCGCCGTCGTGGTACCCACCATTCCTCATAGGGTGCGCGGCCTCGCAGTTGGTGTAAGCCATCTGGTGCTCGATGACCCACTTTCCGTCGGTGGACTCGTACCCGTCGGTCTTGTTTGTGCGACGCCACTTCAGGGCCATGTTCGTCCTTTCGGTGGGGCTGCGCGCGCTGCCCAGTAGAACCATCATAGCGGTTAAACCGATCGCGCGCTACCCTACAGAGAGGAGTGTTGGTGACGGTCACCACGCTGCTCTCTGTCGCCGCGGCACCGATGACGCCGGAGTGGTGGGTCAGCCGGCTCTACGCCGAGCTCATGGCGCGTCAGCCGGACATCGACTTCTACACTCGGTACGTCGACGGCGACCACGACGCGCCGACTCTCGAGGAGCGCGCGTCGCAGGCGTTCCGCCGCATCGCCGGGCTCAGCCAGACGAACCTCGCCGGACTCATCGTCGAGGCGACCGCGGAGCGGCTCGAGGTCCAGGGCTTCCGCTTCGGCGACGAGTCGACCGCCGACGAGGACGCGAACCGTATCTGGCAAGGCTCGGACTTCGACGCGCAGTCCGAGCTTCTGATGGGTGCAGCTCTCACGGTCGGCCGCAGCTACGTCCTCGTGGAGCCGGGCAGCCCGTTCCCCCGGCTGTATGCCGAGGACGCGTCCCAGATGATCGTCGCGTACGAGTCGGGCCGGCGGGACCTCCGCCGCGCGGCGCTCAAGGTCTGGGTGGACGAGTGGACTGGCGACCGTCACGCCACGCTGTACCTGCCGGCCAGCTTGCACAAGTACCGTGCGCCGGCTGAGATCCCAGGCGTCAAGGTCGCCGTCCCTCGGTGGGAGCTCCGTGACCCGGACGTGGACGGAGAGCGGAACCCGCTGGGCACCGTCCCAGTCTTCGAGCTGCGCAACCGGCCCCGGCTGGACGGGTCGGTCCGGTCGGAGGTTCACGACGTCATCGGGGACCAGGACGCCTGCAACCACATCGCGCTGAACGGGCTCATCGCGGCGGAGTACGGCGCGTTCCGGCAGAAGTGGGCCACTGGACTCGAGGTGCCCCGCGACCCCGTGACGAACGAGCCGATCGAGCCGTTCAACGTCGCGGTCAACCGGATCCTCATCAACGAGTCGGACGAGCCCGGCGCACGGTTCGGCGACTTCAACGCGACGGACCTCGCCCCGTACATCACGATGTACGAGTCCCGCGTGAAGCACATGGCCGCTGTCAGCCAGACGCCGGTCAGCACGTTCGGCATCGTCCCGAACGTGGCTGCCGAGGCGCTGGCGCTCAGCATCACGGGTCTGGTCAACAAGGTCCGCCGGAGGGCGAAACACTTCGAGCAGCCGTACGAGGACGCGATCCGGCTGGCCTTCCGTGCGATGGGCGACCCCCGTGCGGATGCCGTCGGCGCTGAGACCATCTGGAAGAACCCAGAGATCCAGTCGCTCAGCCAGCTGGCCGACGCCGCGCAGAAGCTCACGGGCGGTCCGGTCATCACGCCGCAGACCGCTCAGGAGATGATCCTTGGCATGACCGAGCCGCAGCGGGCACGCGACGAGGCGTGGCGTGGTGAGAACGACGTGCTTGGGCAGTTTACCCGCGACCTCGAGGCGCAAGCTGCAGACACAGAAGTGCCCCGCCGACCGTGAGGCCGACGGGGCACGAAGCGTGGGTTCTAGCCGACCTGGACCACCTCGTGGTCGTCCATGCACGCACCCTGGGCCACGACCTCGCCCATCAGCCGCTCCGCCGCCGCGCGCGTGGTGGGCGGTGTGGTGTAGCTGTCGCAGCGCACGGCCCACCGGCTCGTGTCCTTCGCCGCCGCCCGCTTGCGCGTCTTGCGCACCGGCTTGGCGTGGTAGGCGACATGGGCGCGCACCTCGCCGCGGACGTAGGACTCCAGCGAGCCACTGACGACCATGCCGCACCGGGGGCACGTCCAGGAGAAGCCGTCGAGCGCGCCGGGCTCGCTGGCCGGCTTCGGAGTGAGCTGGGTGTCGAACATGAGTGCCTCCCGGCGGGTGGGGCTGCGGAGTGCCGCCCGAACAAGAACCATCATAGCGGTCAAACCGATCGTTGGCTAGTCCTGCGATGAACCCGCTGACCGCTCGGCACCGCCGCGAGCAGATGGCGCTTCGGGCACGAGTGCTGCTCGAGCTTCGCCGGGTCTGGCCGATGCTGGACCCTGAGCGGCTGGACGAGACCTTCCCCGGATGGGCAACGGCGGTCGGCGCGCTCGTGCTGAAGAACCGCGACCTGTCCGCGGTGCTGGCCGGCCGGTACTTGCGCCAGGTCCGTGCCGCAGCTGGTATCTCCGGTCCGCCACCGGCTCCGACGGTAGCTGCGCTCCCGGCCGCGGTGCTGATGTCGTCGCTCGCGGTGACGGGGCCGATCGCCGTCAAGCGTGGGATGTCCCACGGGGCCGGCGTCCAGCGGGCGATGGAGGCAGCGTTCGTCCTCTCGGCCAACTCCGCGACGCGGCACGTACTCAATGCCGGCCGGGAAGCGGTCATGTCCTCGATCTCTGAGGACCCCCGCGCTGTGGGCTGGCGGCGCGTCACGTCCGGCCGTGCATGTGAGTTTTGCGACTCGCTGCAGGACACGTACCCACCAGGCGAGGGCGACTTCAAGGCGCACGACGGTTGCGGATGCTCCGCGGAGCCCGCGTACCAGTGACTTCCTGACGCAACGTCAGGGGACCTGATGCAACGTCAGGGACACAGAGGAGAGTTCCATGCCCGACGATCAGACTGCACCACCTGTCGACCCGCCGCAGCAGGCACCGCCCGCAACGGGTGACGAGCTTGGCGACGCCGGCAAGAAGGCGATCGACGCGATGAAGGCAGAACGCAACGCGGCTGCCTCCGAGGCGAAGGCGCTCAAGCGAGAGCTCGAGCGGCTCCGCACCGCGTCGCTCTCGGAGGGCGAGAAGGCCGTCGCCGAGGCGGAGGCTCGTGGCCGCGCTGCCGCCGGCCAGGAGTTCGGCCAGAAGCTGGCGCGTTCGGAGTTCGTCGCGGCAGCAGCCCGGCGGAACCCGGCGTACGAGGTCGCGCTCGAGTACGTCAACCTCGCTGGGCTCGTGGGCGAGGACGGGGAGCCTGACACGAAGGCGATCCAGAAGGCTGTGGAGCGGCTCGTCCCCGCTCCGGAGACCGCACCACCTTCGTTCGACGGAGGACCGCGTCAGAAAGCTGCGGCCCCCGCGAACATGGACGCGCTCATCCGCGGGCAACTCAGCTCACGGCAGTAAGACCCTGCAGCACCCGGCATGGCGCGGGGATAGCTGCTCACCCCTGACAAGAGGAGTTCCCAGCCATGCCCTACAACAACCTCACCTCCCGCACCGACGTCGGCGCGCTCATCCCGGAGGAGGTCAGCCGGGAGATGCTCGGCAAGGCGACGGAGCAGTCCGCCGCGCTCAGCCTCTTCCGCCGCGTCCCCGTCGGCCGGGCGCAGACCCGCTTCCCCGTGCTGAGCGCGCTTCCGGTCGCCTACTGGGTGACGGGTGACACGGGTCTCAAGCAGACCACCGAGATCAACTGGGCGAACAAGTTCCTCAACATCGAGGAGATCGCCACCATCGTCCCCGTCCCGGACAACGTCGAGTCGGACATCGACGCGAACATCTGGGACGAAGCGATGCCGCTGCTCGTGGAGGCCGTGGGTCGCACTCTGGACTCCGCCGTCTTCTTCGGCAGCAACGCGCCGGCCAGCTTCCCGACCAACGTCCTCGCCGCGGCTGCGGCGGCGGGCAACTCCATCGTCGAGGGCTCCGCGGCCACGGCCGGCGGGTTCTACGGCGACATCGACGCCGTGAACGCGGCGCTCTGGGCGGACGGTTACGACCCGTCCGGCTACGTCGCCGCCACCAGCGCCAAGGGCCGGTTCGCCGCGGCGCGCAACTCCCAGGGTGACCGGCTCGACGCCGGCCGGCTGTCCGGCCAGATGGACAACCTGGACGGCCAGCCCGTCGTCTACCCGATGCGCGGTCTCTGGCCCACCGGCCCGACTGGCGTCCGGCTGTTCGCGGGCGACTGGAACAACTTCATCCTCGGCGTCCGTCAGGACATCACCCTCAAGGTGAGCACCGAGGCCGTCATCCAGGACCAGACCGGGGCGATCATCTACAACTCGTTCCAGCAGGACCTGACCTTCCTCCGCCTCACCTTCCGCGTGGGATGGCAGGTTGCCAACCTGATCAACAACGACCAGCCCACCGAGTCCGCCCGGTACCCCGTGGCGGCTCTGCGCCCGGCAGCCTGATCCCGTGGTCGCCGGACGTACGACGGAGGGCCGGCAGGTCACCGTCACCACGACGAACGCGTCCGCCGCCGTCACCGCGGCGACTGGCACGTTCAGCACACCAGAGGACCTGGGACGGACCGTCACGGGCACGGGAGTCCCTGCGGGGGCAACGCTCGCCGCGGTGGCTTCCGGCACGGCAGCGACCCTGTCAGTCGCTGCCACCGCGACGGGATCCCGGACTGTGACGCTCGGCCCCGCAGCTGGGGAGAGCCACGGGTTCCGGGGCTGGTCCCCGGAGTCCGACACGGAGGCCGACTCCTACACGGTCGCCGCCGTGAACGCGGGAGTGGTTCCTCCGGACCGCATCCCGAACAACATCACTGGCCGCACGCACCGATCGAGGGGATGACCATGCCCGAGCAGAAGAGCACGCCGCCGAAGGCCACCGAGAAGGCGGAGTCCGAGGTCCAGGACAAGGTCGACGCCGAGACCGAGCCCGGCTTCCGCGGGGTCGAGGTCGACCAGACCCCGAACGAGAACTACACGGTCGCCGGAGTGGTCG